ACTTCACCTATTTTTGATCATTTAATCGTCATTTTTCAGGTTATATGCTACGGCGCTGTGTGGAGCCCCATATCCGCAGCGTAAAGGCTTCGCCACAAAAATTAAAATTAAAGGCTAGCGGAGTGCATGACATAACGTCAAGCTATCGCTTACCTTAACTTAAAAGTGAATTAGAAGGTGTGCAGCTGAAGCTGCACATAGATGATATGGTCGCCCTGCAGGCGACGGTTATTGTTGATGTATCTATATCAACTGGTCCAGGCGGATAGCCCCATACCCACTACTCGCTTGAAGTGTTTCTGCATGAAATAATAATCAAGTGCATCAGTGAAGTGGGTGGCATGACGCTGATCGAAGGCACGGTCCTTCTCCTTGGACTTATCCTTCTTTAGATCATGGGTACGCTCAGCAAACTGTATGGCCATGATCGGTGCCTTGCATGTATCACGATTGCAACGAAGCTTAGGTAGGTTCTTATTCTCTGCGAGCATGTCATTCATGTAGGCAAAGCGCTGATCATGACTGTGTGCCTGGCTAACAAACACCTTTACCTCAGTCATCCATCCATGTGATCTGAAGCGTGCCTCTACTACCTGGTACAGTGTGCGGCCATGTGCTGTTGGATCATTAGCCCGCGGCTCACCCCATAGGCGTACATACTTAATACGCTGTCCACGATAACGCTCTACTATCATATCCACTACATTCTCTGCAGATCCACCCTTCTGTACAAAGAATGAGTCTATCATGCGCTCAGTGGTCCTGCTGCTATCCTTACGCTCATGCGTTTGTTGGAATAACAATGCGCAGGTGAACCATCCACCAAAGTCAAATGTCACATCGAGAAGCTGATCCGGATTATAATCACTGGACTGATCTACCAGGATACCACGACCTGCAGGATCATCACGATACGATACAGATGGTATGTATACATGTTTTGATTCAGAGAAGCTGTGATAGAACATACTCTCTGCACTCTTGCGGCGCTGATTCATGATCTCGATATCGAATACTTCCGGAGATAAGAACTTCTCCTGCTTCTTTATCCAGTCCTTTCCAAGTACACGCAGATTACACTCAGCAGTTGCTTCACTATAGTGGAATGTGGCAGGATCCTCTTTTGCTTTGTCTTCATAGTCGAGCACGTACTGACCACTGGCCAGCCAGGGCATCGATGTGAATCCGGAAAACTTACCATGCAGCGGATGGCTTTCGCCAAAACGTTCTGTATTACCGCGGATCATCGGTATCATGTTTTGTTCCAGGTAATCTTTCTTAATCAGTGCAAGCTCATCTGCATCTCCACCATCGAAGGATCCTCCACGATTTGGTGAAGGACGGTCCATAGACATCATCTCAATAGTATATCCATTGTAGAAGGTGATGATATGCTCAAAGTGTTTCGGTGCTTTAAATGGTTTTTCAAAATGAGCTGGTGGCTTCTGACCAATCACATAGTGTCCACGCTTTGCTTTCCAGTCATACTCTTCCAGTCCCACCGATCGCCAGAAGTCTTCAATCGGTGGAAGACAATTATTGAGGATGTTCTTATACGTTGGAGCGGTGAGAAAAAACTTTGCACCAGGAAGTGCCAGGTGACGACGATAATGCTGTATACCAAGTACAGTAGTCTTGCCCGTACCACGTCCCCATACATTGACATTGAAATCTGCTATGGAGGATATGAAGTCAATCTGTGCATCATTAATCCACACCGATCTGGCATCGTCATTACTCTTCTTCATCCTCACCTGGTATGGATTCAATGATCGCCGATTCAATTCTGTTGGTGATAATTACATTGGGTAATTCAGGTATAACAGGTCCGGAGTCTTTAGCTTCTTTGATAGCCAGATCATCCAGCTTCTGGAGCTGCAGGAGTGCGAGGCGCTCTTCTCGAAGATCCCCTGCCAGCTTTGCACGATGATATACATCTTCAAGGCGGTGACGGACAATCATTCGATCGAATGTGGTAGAGCGGACTTCAATCCTTCCATAAAACTCTTTTGTGCTCCTTACCAGGTCCACGACTTCGCCCATAGACAGCATCACACCTGGCTTGATCTGTTGGATAAGAAAATGCGCCTGGTGATCAGTGGGTGTGGCGACTAGTAAATTATACGTGAGCTTCATGAGCTCCAGGTATTTATTGTCTACATCACTCATACGAAACCAGCGGGGCCACATAAGTGATGTGTATATCCTTTCTACCCTGGACAGGCTTTTATATTCGGTCTGGGATAGTGAAGGTGGGCCACTTGCCGGGAGGATGCCATTATCAGGCGGAGAGCTCACCGGCAACAACGTCAAGTCGGGTGATGGCTGTTTCATATTTTTTGATTTTCTCAGGATCCTGTTCCTTCCGGATCAGTCCCTTATAGCGTGAAATGGATGTACGCACTGAGTGGAGCTTTTTCTCCTTCCTGCGGCCATCGAGTGGCATGATCTTCTTATCCGGCATTTTAGGTACACGACCGGTCTCTATGTATGACTCAATGACCCTGCGATTATTTACGATCTCAGTCTGGATGGATCCAATGGCATAGGATATCTCATATCGCTCAGCATCCGTCTCACAGGTATGGAATTTGTTGGATAGTACAGCACGCCTGGAATAGAGCGCTCCTTTTTGTCTGAATAATGCATCTGCGGTAACTTCTTCCCTAGTTTTCAGGATAGGATCCTCGAGGGCTATTTTCAGATACTCCATCGAGAGGTGGGTGGGGCCCATACTCTCGATGACCGAGATCATGTCATGTCCGGGGTTGACATTTTTAAGCTTGGTGAGCTTGCGTTCAAATTCATCCTGAAATGTGGCCACAACATTATTTTTTAGCGGGCGCCGGTGTAGGTGCTACTGCTGCATCCTCTGTTGTGCCAGATGGGTCATCATCAAGCGTGGTGATCTTGGTATCAGAGAATCCAAAATGAATCTCCGGATCCCATCCGTTGATCTTCCCTACCAGGTTGATGGCTTTCAGTAGGATCCTGCGGGGTGTGGGTGTTTTAATAGCCAGGTACATATTGAGCGCATTGCGGATCTCGGATCCTGAGCTCAGACGACCTTGTGTTTCAATATTAGCGAGTGTAGGATGTATACCCTGGGATGAGATGTTGGCAGTGTTTGACTTTTCGAATAATGAGAGCAATGCCTCATCCTTGATATCCACATTGATAGGCTCGACAGTGATGCCAGGATAAGTGCTACCGATAGCGACATTAATATCAAACTGCGTGAATAATGCACGGCCTGCATTGTTCTTACCAGCAAACAGATCATTGAACTGCTGCATGAACTCCTGGCGTAGATTCTTCTCCTCCGATTGTGCACGGGTGATCGCCTCAGCGGCATCAGTGCCCGGATCTGTATAAAAATAGCCCTTCGGCACTTTGACATGATACCGGATCGTGTATCCATGCTTAATATTCGACTGGTGATAGATCGGGATGGCATTAGCGAGCTCTATCCAGGGCATGGATCCGAACCATGCAGGAGAATTGTAGTATCCATCATTGATGAAATTGTCACCGGTGTGCAGGATGAATTTTGGCTGCTTAACATCCTCTCTACCTATATATAGTTGTACTGCCGCAATCTCACGATCAATAGCAGTCTCTCCCTCCTTATTATATGGCATCTGTGCCCAGGCTCCGGATATATACGCCTTCTCTACCCTGCCTTGATCATTCTGCTCACCCAGCCGGACATATTTACAGTCCTTAACCTTAATGGAGTCAACTGTGCCATCATTTTTACGGATAAACTCCGTGAAGATATTGGCATGCATGAAAAGGTTCTTAGCAGCCTCCATCAGGTACTCATAGATGTCTACCCGGTCAAAAAACTCCTGCGCAGCCTTCGGCATCGGCACTTCTATGGTATTGACCTCGCCATTATCGCTGATGAATTCCTTCTTGAAGGCATATAAGCCTGCGCCCAGGGTGATATCCCGCTTGGTCTGGATCAGCGTGGGTACTATATTATTATCAGACACTATCTGCTCACGGTATTGTGGCAGGCTATTGTCCTGGCCCCAGAACCGGATACATATACCCTGCTTATTGCCTTTGTAGGATATCTTCTGGATGGTATTGACGGTGGTGGTGCGTGGATTGGAGAAGGAGACGATGACACCGGTATTGTCGACTTCTATGAGTGCGAGGTCGTCGGTCTGGGAGATTATATTCATGATCAGTGGATGACTTTATACTGGTTATACCCGATGATGTGGGAGATGGGAATATTGCGAATCATGCCTCCGGCCTCCAGGTCGACCAGGGGCAATGTGTCGCGCTCTTTGTGCAGGAACTTACGGCCGGACTTTTCTTCTTCACTTTTCCCCTGGACTTCCCCTTTTGGAGTGCCCTTGATGCACTGGCCATAGGTGCGGATGGTGCCTCGGACTCCGGGCCTGCCGGGGGACTTGATGGCTCGGAGCAGAAATGGCTGTGATGCATCGGGCGATGAGCGGATCAGCGAAAGTACCTCCTGAAT